TAAACATGACAGACATGACTAAATACAAGAACGTTTCTTTAACTAAAGAAACATACGCTACTTTGGATAAGTTATCAAAGATTATTTTACCTGATGCAAAACTAAGTGTAGCAAAAACAATTGAAGCAATAGCAAACGAGAAAGCAAAGAAATTAAATGGCAAATTTAAAAAAAGTTAAGAAAGTATACATATGTCCTACCTGTAAGGGTAATGGATATGTAAAGGTCGCATGCATTATGGAGAAAGAAGACATGATTCATCAATGCTGGGACTGTGACTCTCAAGGAGAAATCTATGATTATGGTAATGAAGATTTTTCAGATGTTGAGGGTGAAGGGATGTCAATACATTAATGATAGAAGATGTTGACAAAGCTTATATCGCAGGTTTGTTTGATGGTGAAGGTTCAATTCATATTAAACGTGGGGTAGAGAAGAAAAAAAAACACAAAGGTAAACCTGGATACAGACTATCTAATAGTCTGAGATTAAGCATGGAGATTACTATGACTGACCGTAGTGTATTGATGTGGGTTCACGAAGTATTAGGTGTTGGAACATTAACACCTAAGAAAGTAAACGGTAAACGTGTAGATGGTACACCATACTTAAAACAATGGAGATGGCGATGTACATTCAGAGATGCATATTATGTATGCTGTTTGATATGGCCGTTTGCGCATACTAAATTGCCTAAGATACAACAAGTGATAGAGCACTATACAACTAAAGCATTTAAGGATAATGTAATATCTTTAGAAGAATATAAACAAATAAGGCAAGATGTTCGATAAATATATTTATAATTTTTTATATTTTGTAAACCATTGGTCAACTAAACTAACAAGTTGGTCCTGGTGTAAATTATATAGTGATAGGAGAAAGGGTTATGGCTACAAAAGAAAAAGGTAGACAATGGGATGGTAGATCAAGACCATCTACTGATTTATATAAAAAAAACTTTGATAAAATATTTGGTAAAAAAGAAAAAACCTTACATGAAGAACTTATGGAAAGTTATGAAGAAGAAAGGAAAGAATTAGATAATGAAGAAAAATAATAAATTAAACATTGATCACGGACTACTTTTTAATGATACAGAAACCTCTCAAGAGGCTGCTATTTCTGTTGATAATCAAATAGATAGTATGCGTTTAAAAGTTTTACGATGTGTAAAAGAACATATTAATGGTTTAACTTGTGATCAAGTTGAAGAAATATTAAATATGAAACATCAGACAGCATCTGCTCGTTTATATGATTTATCTAAATGTACTCCACCATACCTTACCCATAAATTAGAAGAAGATAAAAATACATTTAGAACTAGACTTACTAGAAGTGGAAGAAAAGCTAGAATTTATTATGTCACAGATTTAGGAAGGTCTATTCAATGAAAAAGAGTAACAAGTACGATTACTTTGAGGGTAAACAAATCACGGACCCTGACACAGGAAAAAGAGTTTACGAGATAAATTCTTATAGACTTCCTAGTGTAACTACGATATTAGGCGCCACGAAAAATACAGAATTTTTAACTAAGTGGAAGGCCAAAGTCGGTGAACAAGAAGCAGACAGAATCAAGAATGTATCTAGTGCAAGGGGTACCAGTATGCACAAATTTCTCGAATCATTTATTACCGATGTTGGTTACGATGATCTTACAGAACTCGGACAAGCGGCGTTGCCCATGGCCAAAAAAATTATGGAGATCGGTCTTGCGCCGGTCGAAGAGTATTATGGTTCCGAAGTTACGTTACATTATCCGGGCTTATACGCAGGTCAGACAGACCTTATCTGTAATCATAACGGTATGGAAACTGTTGTTGACTTCAAGCAGGCTAACCGTCCGAAAAAGAAAGAATGGATCGAAGATTATTATTTGCAAATTGCAGCATACGCCATGGCACACGACTACGTCTACGGCTCCGAAATTAAACAAGGAGTTATCATGGTATGCACGCCTGACTTATATTACCAAGAATTTAAGGTAGAGGGACCAGAACTTAGACGCTGGAAACATGCGTTTTTGAAAAGATTAGACATGTATCATGACCTAATTAACGATGAGAAAGAGAAAGCAAATGTCAAAATTACAGAAGAAGAGTTTAAATAAAATATTACAGAATCATGCCGGATGGCTTTGGGGTGAAGGTTTATACACTAAGTCTATGGAGTGTTTAGTTCAAGCTAGACCTGAAAATGATAAAAGAGATAAGAAAGGTAGAAAGAATATAGTAAGAGGTAAAAACGGTCAATTTTTAAAAGGAGGAAAGCATGACAGATCAAACGAGGTGGGGGATCCACGAAGTACAGACCAGGAATAAGGCTATAAAATACAGAAAGGACCTTGTTGCAAAGGCCATGGAGACTGTGGTCAAGCTTGACGAAACAGGGATCACGGACCTTATGATACAAATTGAGGCGGAATATGAGCGTAAGTATGGCAACAATAAAAAAAATAAATTTGTTCTTTAGAATTATTCTAAATTATTTTGCGAACTTTAGGGTTCGGGAAATGCCCAAAAGTGCGAACTTAGGGTTCGGGAGCCTTCGCACTTTTTGTAAAAAACAGGTCAATTGTGTCCAAATTGTGTTCAAATATGACCTTTGCCACATTTTTGCCACAAAAGTGCGAACCCTACCCCCTGTTTTGCGAACCCATTTTACGCCAATGCGAAGCCTTGCGAACTTAGGGTTCGGCGCGTATTATTCAAGTATACCAACACTAATAGCTCAATTTTTAAGTTTTGCGAACTTTCAAAAATATTTTTTGTCTAGCGCATGAAAAATTATAATTTGTCATATAAGGTTCGCAGATGTATAAAAGTTTATGCCTAAGAAAAGAAGAAAAGCTATCAACACTGAGACGACTCCTGATATACCTTTTCAAAAGGTTAGAGTGGAGTGGGTCGACTGCGTAAGTGACTCTGCCTGGGCTAACGATAAAGAATTTAATAAAATGAAGTTAGCAACTCCTGTAAACGAGGGTTGGTTGTATTCTAAAGATAAAAATTCAATTAAATTATTTGCATCTTATGACAAAGATGAAGACGGTATTACTTTTGGGGATCGGACGATGATTCCTCTTCCGTGGGTGAAGAAGATAACGAAGTTGTAGATGGGGTTACATTTATTAGAGATCCGTAGTCGTCTAAAATTTGTTTCATTTTTGCTTCTAGCTCTTGTTCTGACATGTCCTCTAATTTTCCTGTTTTTATTATTTTCCTATCTATGTATAATCCTGCTGCTTTTCCTCTGTTTGCTTCCGCGTTCACTGCTGAAGAGAATGATCCTTTTTTCAAAGCAGCCTCTCTAAGTCTTGCAAGTTCAGCCAGGTGACCTTCATAAGTCACTTCATGTTTTCTTAATCTTTCTTCTTTGAGTTCACCAATATATTTTACAACAAGCGGTGAGTATTTTGGATTAGTTAGTTCTGATCCTTCTCGCATTGCTCTATCCTTACTGTAACCAGCAGCAATAGCAGCTTCACGTTTAGTCATTGGTCCTTCTGGTCCACCGAATACTAAATACTCAGCGAATCGTTGTTGCATTTCTGTTAATCTTTTTGGTACACCCATGTTGACAATTTAAGGGAACTATCCTATAATGTCAAGAATGAAAGTACATAAAAGTTCAGACGAGTTACAAGACATTATTGAAGGATATAAGACTTTAACTGAAACACAAAGACAAGAAATCTTTGAATTGAAGAAAATTGCATCTGAGAATGAAAAAAACAAAAATCTCTTGCAAGGTTATAAAAAAGTGATAGAGGATCTATCTATCAAGTTAAGAAAAAATTCATGAGAGTACAAGACTTGCAGTTGTTTCTAAGCAACTTTACGAAAGGTTCTGATGCAGTAAAGAACGCTGTCATCTACGTAGAGATAAATGGAAAACTACATGCTATTCGAAGAATGGAAGTACATGAAAATTCTACTCCAATCATCGGTCAACCTGGTCATAGTGCACATAGATTGGTTATGAAAACTGAAAAACCATCTGCTCTAATCTTACCTGATAAGTTACAACGGGACTACTAAATTCCCTTGAAACCAGAGGCTAAATTTTATGCAAAAGTTAAAAAAACTATTAAAGATATTTCGTGGATTAGACTGGAAAATAATAGCTTACTTGGTACTCCCGATCTATTGGGGTATAATAATTCTGGGCACTTTTTCACTGTAGAATTAAAGGTCTGTAAGGGGAATAAAATAAGGTTCTCACCCCACCAAATAGCCTTTCATGTTAGGCAT